TCGTGCGCACCAAGCGTAATTAACATAACATCTCCTCTTCTAAACCCACCTGTAGTGGCTGCAACCGTATTCTCGTGCACAGTAAGGGACGCGACCGCTAAGGTGGCAGCCGTGGTGCCCGGCGCGTCCGCCTCCGTAATGAGCCCGGTATCAATCGGAGTAATCATTTGAGGTCTATCAGCAAAGGAATAGTTAGCACCGGGGACCGCGGTATGATAATCATATGGCTGTCTAATCTGGAAGTATTCTTCTTCCTGAGCAGAAAAACGATCATGGCCATTTAACTTAAGTTGAGCAGTGCCATAAGCGTTAAGTGCAGCGGAAGTCCAAATAAGTTCCTTCACCGGGTGATTAAAGTTTAACTTAGTAGACTTCGTGTCGGAAGCTGACTGCTTCTGAATCTGTTCAATAAGGTATTCGTGAGAAACCTGAGCAAAGCGTCTTCTCTCATCAGTGTCAAGGTAGATGTAATCACACATAACCTTGCAGGCAGCATTAGTAGCACCAGTTAAAGCATCTGTACCCCAGGTGAACTTAAGTTTGACTTCGTGATACTGAAGGGCAATTAAGGGTAAAGCGAGACCAGGGTTGCGGCAAAACCAAAAGTTAAGGGGGACTTGAGCCATCCCTACAGATCCATCGCGTGCTAGCGGTGTGGCAATTGTCGGACCAAAATTGTGGGAAAGGGCCGAAGTCATATTTTTGAAAGCAAGTGCCTTAGAATCTGGGACACTTAATTCGGACCAAATCTGATTCCATTCTTTATAATGACGGTCAATACGCTGTCCCCCAATCTCTAATTCAACCTCAGATACAAGTTCATCACCATTTTCGATACCAGCGGTAGAAGAAGTAACATAAATCTTGTGTACTAAATCACCATTGCGAGAAATAGTAACAGTACCGGTGCCTCCAGCACTAGCAATCGCCGTCCCACTAATCGTCTGCTCAATAGTCTCCATCGAGAAGTTAGTGTGCCGTCTGTAGACAACCTTGAAGAAAGTTATCTGAGGGTTACCGGTTAAGTAAATATCCTGAGCACCATAAGCTACAAGTTGCATTAATCCTCCTCCCATTTTATTTTATACACTCATTTAGAAAATAATTCTGGAGGAATTAACTTAAATAATTAATTTTAATTATTAATTTGTGAAAGATGGATTTTAATTAGTTCGACTATACTTAGTTCGAATAAGCTAGGCCGCCCATACCCGACATGATACGAAGGACGTTGTAGTTGACAGCGTATATAGCTTCTTTATTGGTTGGGGCAGACTCTCCAGTACCGGGATTGAACACAAGTTGGGCATTATCTATTCTCGAGAAATTGCAAGTTCCAGAAGGTTGATGTTCTTCGGGTTTGAGAGCAAAGGAATATACATTAATTTTCTTTCTCATATGCGAAGTTTCTGCTTCATCATTACCAATAACCTCAATAGATACATCATCAACTCCCGACGCTAATGCGGCAAATTCTAATTTTGTATCTAGGACAATTAAAAGGGCGTTATCTTTGAGACTATCGCTGCCGCCGCCGTCCAGAAAGTTGCCTTGGGCCGCCGTATCAATGGTAGTTCCTGCTTTGAGCGGACCAAGTGTCCCGGAAGAAATCGACGCGATGTCACTCGTGGCCATGATGAAGCGAACCTTAGCTTCAAAGGCTACGTGCGAAACACCTGTACCAGCAGCGGGAACACTTAAATCGTGAACGATAATTCTTAATCTAGTACCCTGGGTGATAGTTCCCGCTTTGATGCACGAGATGCTCTCTGTGTTACCCACGATAAATGCCGACGCCTCTGTGGTCGCGTTAGCGACAGCAATGTTGTTAACAGGGACAGCGACAGAAGGGGTGCCATCGCCCCCTAATGTAACTAAATTGATTTCCCCGACTGTCAAATCGTTATGGTCATTGAGACCTTCGTCATCCGTATGAGTAGCACCAGTACTCTTCGTAATCATTTCAGAAGAACCGTCATTACCAACCGCTAAGTTCTGATGAGGAATAGCCGTGTGGTAATCATATGGTTGTCTGAGCTGGAAGTATTCTTCTTCCTGAGCATCAAAACGATCGTGTCCATTTAATTTTAGTTGAGCAGTACCATAATTGACAGCTTTCGCGTGTCCTGCCGGAGATGTCCATATAAGTTCTTTCACGGGATGGTTGAAATTTAGTTTTTCGCTGTTTGTTCCACCAAAACTCTGTTTCTGTAATTGTTCAATAAGGTATTCATGTGATACTTGGGCAAAACGACGGCGCTCATCAGTATCGAGGTAGATATAATCAGCCCATACTTTAACAGAAGCTACTTCACCAGCAAGGGTGGTATTACCCCAGGTGAACTTAAGCTTAACTTCGTGGTACTGAAGTGCGATCAAAGGTAATGCGAGTCCAGGATTGCGACAGAACCAGAATTGTAAAGGAATTTGAGTCATTCCCACAGAGTCTTCGCTATTAGTTGCTAAACAGTGTGTCATATTCTTGTATCCCATACGCTTAGGACCGGGCGTAGTTAATTCAGCCATAATATCGTTCCATTCTTGATAATGACGTTCAATAAGCTGACCACCGATTTCAAGTTCAACTTCAGATACGATTTGATTACCCTGATTAACGTCGGACGAACTGTTAGTAACATAAATCTTGTAAACCAAGTCTCCATTACGAGAAATAGTGACAGTTGAGTTACCAGTAGAGGTAGGTGCCCCATTAATAGTCTGCTCGATCGTCTCCATCGAGAAGTTAGTATGCCTGCGATAGACGACTTTGAAGAAGGTTATCTGAGGGTTACCGGTTAAGTAAATATCCTGAGCGCCATAAGCTACAAGTTGCATTAGTCCTCCTCCCATATTATTTATATAGAGTGATTAGAAAAAAATATAGATATTTATTTACCTGAATTTAACTGATTATTTAATTAGTTCGAATAAGCTAGGCCGCCCATACCCGACATGATACGAAGGACGTTGTAGTTGACAGCGTAGATCCTGCCGCCACCGTCATCCCCCGTAATGTTCAATTGGGCATTATCGATTCTTGAGAAATTACAGGTTCCAGAAGGTTGATGCTCTTCGGGTTTGAGTGCGAATGAGTAAACATTGATTTCCTTGACCATCTTAGAGGTGCGGGCTTCAGCATGATTATGTGTTGCCGAAGAAGATAGTAAGACTCTGTATGTCCCTCCACTCGTTGCGTCCACACCCATTAACTGACCAAACATATCTCTTGGAAAATATGTCGTAGTGAAGGTAAGTTTGGCGCCGGTTACGCTGACACCACCTGCGGGAACTGTCACATAATATGACCTATTTTGTACGGCGGGCAGCCCTCCTGCTGCTAGGGCGGCGACAGACGTCCCAGGTTGCGTAACAGGTATAATTACTAAGTGCAACTCTGAAGCATATCCCGACGTGAATGAGGGGGCGCTCGCTCCCTCAACAACGACACTGTTCTGGTTGATATATAACTCACCATCACCCGTAACAGAGTCACCACCCGTATAGCGTCCGCTAGCCGTATGACCTGCGAGTTCTTCACCATGCTTGGCACCCAATATAAAATCGTGGTATGCCTTTGGTAAATTCTGACGGGGCACCGCTGTGTGACAATCAAACGGTTGTCTAAGAGTGAAATATTCTTTAGTCTGTTTCTCAAAACGATCATGACCGTTTAGTTTCAGTTGATATTTAATACCTGATAACTGTATCACATCATTGACCCAAATAAGTTCCTTTACGGGGTGGTTGAGTGTGAGTTTTTTATCACCGGCACCAGCGGTGTATGTCTCTCTCTGTAATTGCTCAATTAAGTATTCGTGAGAAACTTGAGCGAAACGACGACGCTCATCCGTATCTAGATATATATAATCGCACCATACTATTGGGTTCAGTGATGCGCCAGCATAACCCCATTTGAACTTAATCTTAACTTCATGATACTGAAGTGCGATCAGCGGTAATGCGAGTCCAGGATTGCGACAGAACCAGAAATTCAGCGGTATCTGAACGGTTTCGACGGCGTCTAATCCCCCCGTGCCTACTTCACACTGCATCGACTTAAGTGCGTGGCACTTAGATTCGTCCGTAGTCAATTCGTTCCATACTTCATTCCATTCTTTGTAGTGCCTATCAATTAGTTGTCCTCCTATTTCTATCTCAACCTCTGAAATTAATGCGGAACCGTTTGTAGCCGCTGCTGAATCTGCTGAAACATATACTTTGTAAACCAAGTCTCCATTACGGGAAATAGTACACGAAGCACTACCTGAGGTGACTGATGTCGATGACCCGTCTAAAGTCTGCTGAATAGTCTCCATCGAGAAGTTAGTGTGCCTGCGATAGACCACTTTGAAGAAGGTTATCTGAGGGTTACCGGTTAAGTAAATATCCTGAGCACCGTAAGCTACGAGTTGCATTAGTCCTCCTCCCATATTATTATTTATATAGAGTGATTAGAAAAAAATATATAGAAAAATTATTTACCGAATAAAAAAGAAAAGAGTAAAACTATCATTAGAGATTCATAGTAAGTTAGCGGTGTAAATTGTGAATTATTTCCGCCTGTATTGGTAACTACTTTCGGCCATATTATATTATAAGTTAGTTGGACGGCGTATGCTCTTATTAATATAATTGCTAGGCAGGCACAGAATAGAACAATAATATTTTCAGGAGTTCCTGTGAACATCTTCTGAATTTTTTGTGCTCCACCGATCATATTTATAATTATTATTTAGAAAATAATATTTCTGTTTCTTTCGGATCTAAAACTAGGTCTAATACTTGCTTTACGGGATTCATGATTTGATTAGTGATATATAATTCATAATCGAGAGTTAGTTTATGTTTATTGATATAATCAATATGTTCGATCCTATCTCCCTGTAGTATATTTTGTTTTTTATATTTCGGTTGACTGCGATCCTCAACTCTGAAATTTTGTGATTTCGGATTTCCGTTTTTAAATTTACCGACGACTCTCCTTTCGGTAATAATTTTGTATCCGATTATTTTCTTGCTATCTCCTTTTGCGATATAGGCATAGGGGATTCTATCGTTCGGTTTAGGTTTATTACCTGGATCTCTTTCTGCCATACGATCTGCGAGGACCTTGTGGGCGATACCTGCTGGATTTTTATAATATCCTCGTAGTGCTTTTGTAATAATGAAATGTCTTAAGATAAATTCTCCATTACGAATACTTTTCAGAGTTTCTTTGAGCCATGATACGGCCAAATCAAAATCTTTATCAATCATAATCTTCTCGATTACATTACCGAATACATGCTTTACGATTGGGGCATTATCCCTTCTCTTAAGAACAATACCCATCGCATCGCGTTTACAGTCATCAGAATTAAATTCATATTTATCACCTGTATATCTTTTCTTAGAGATAAGAATGAAAGGGAAGAATGTCTTTTCATATTCCAAGTCTTGTGGTTCATTTAATAGTTTATCATGATATTCGATTTCTGGTTCTCCGTTTTCATCATGTACAATTAGTTCTCCTTTAGTGATGTATCGACCTGCTTCTTGTCCGCACTGAATACAATGTTTTAGGGCGTCTTTGCCTACTAGAAGTTGTCCGTCCTTCATTCGACTAAATTTCACGAATACTGAGTCTGTATCACCGTAGATAACATCTGGTTTTCCATAACCTTTCTTGTGGGCCCATTCTTCGACTCCGTTAGAAGCGTCATCTATTCTCGATCGTCCGATAGATGTAGTGCATGCTGCGAGATTAATTTTAAAGACTGTGCTAGTTTTAGCGCCTAACTGACCATATACAGAGTTGGCTGTAACTTTATATGCTAACTGAAGACCATCTAGGACTTTTTTTTTAAATTCATCAGGTTCTTCTTTCATCATTTTTTTGGTTGCTTTTCGTGCCGAAAGAAGATGATTAAGGACTGCTGGTATAATTCCCATAGGTGCCTCACCTTCTTTAAACATTCCTTTCTTAATCATATATTCAGGTTTTAAGAAATGACACTTCGTTTGAGTCTTAGCGTCAATCTTTTCCACGGTATCTCCTTTTCCTTTATTTTTATAGATCCAATCTTGATATGTGACGGTATGATAATTTTCTTCACCTATTTCAGGTAGGAGTGATATATCTTCTATATATGTTTCATGAGATATATTCTTCTCAATAATGGATGATGGATACAGAGATGCGTAGTCTAAAACAGCGATAGGGTCTTCGAGATATATACCCGGTTTAGGATCTAAGACGACGGCGCCTTCGTAACCTTCCATTCCCTTTTCCGATTGATGAAGTATTCTTTTATACCACTCTTCTAATTCCCAGGGGAAGGGTTTTCTCCAATCGGCATCTTCAATAATTTTATCTTTAATTGTTTGTTCTGATGCTCCGTTCTTGATCATTTTGATATAATCACTTAATTTTGGTATTTTCTTTAGTTCTGGAATTCGAGTATTTCTTTCGTCACACATCCGAGCGACAACGGATGTTACTTTAACTCCTTGACCTCTTAAAAAGATAAATGAAGCGGGAACAAATGATACATTTGCCATACCTAAATTATTTGGGATAATATCTAAAAGAAGGAGTAAATTAATACATAATTCACAGTCTTGGACACAGTACTTGGCGACGGATGCTCTTCCTTTAGGTCCACCGAACTTATGATTATCGAATATATCTTGAACAGCAATATCGTCTTTATTGAGACACCATTCCACTTTATGATACATTTTCAGATCAATATCTAATTTATTTGAGAGTGTGATAATCTTCTTATTTATTCCTTTAATTTCATATTTCTTACCATCATTGAATAATTCTTCACCTATATTGCTATGCATTCTGAATGAAATAAAATCATTATCTTTGAGATTACCGATATCTGATACTTCGATATCATGATTTACGATTGATTTTAGTTTACCTCTCATGAAGTGTGAAGCGACATTGTCGAGTTTATAAGATTCCAAGTTATGTCCTTTCTGAACTTCTTTCTGTATATCAAATAAAATACGACCATCCATCATTATATAATGAAGTGTATTATCTCCTAATGCCGATGAAGCTAATTGTTGTTTTCTTATCTCACATTTCTTAGATTTATGATCCTTAGATCTATATTCCTTAGTGTCTATCTTACCGAAATTTAAAAATTCTTTTAGAGGACATCCCTTTACATGCCACCAAGGTGATTTACAATTATTGTGACATGGAAATAATGTAGATGCTCTGTCATAGATATATTTAAAATCAAATCCAAATATATTATAACCGGTGATAAAGTCTGGATCTTTTTCTTTAATAATATTTTTCCATTCCAGAAGTAGTGCTTTTTCAGATTTACAACACTTAACATGAATACCATCTATCTTGTCACATATTTCTTCATCTGGTAAATTATCTTTGTCACCGATTACTAAAATATGACGATAGGTGTTTCCTGTTCCGTAATCATAAAAGACGGTTCCGATCTGAATAATAGGATCACCTTCACATTTAATACATATTTTATGACTTTCGTTTTCTATAATATCTTGTAACTGATTTATATTCTTATCTCTGTCTTTACCTTTGATATCTGTCTTTTTAATATATTCTCCAATTGATGATTTTTTTATCTCAGATATGATATCATCATAAAATTCGTCGGATGGTTCCTCGTTATTCAGTATGTTTAATTTATTCATGATAGCATGTTTCCATATAAAATTATATCCACTAAAATCACCTGTAAATCCTGATACAATAAGTCTTCTGATATTATCATATTTATTTTCATTGAATGATTTTACTCGTGATTCTGGTGCGTTCTTCACGATTGATTGGTATGAATCAAAAACATCTTGTGCTAATTTCTTAAAATTCTTTAGTGCCTGAGGAAAATCACCGTGTGAACTATCACACTCAATATCAAAACTAGCGATTCGATACGAACTTAGTGATGTCTTCGCAAGACTTTTAATATCATTTACATTGGTAAAATATTCATATTTACAAGAAGGAAATAAATTAGTTTTATCCATTGTAGCATTACATGATACCCAACCTGTAGGATTTATTTTGGTATCATGAATAAATTTAATAACCGGATGAATACTAGATTCATATAGATTCGATTCACAATCAACTGAAGTTGGAGTAAGTCTCCACTGCTGGAGTCTATCTCGTGCTGGCGCAGTTAATTTAGAAGACTCATCACTGTTCATATTGAAGTGTTTCTTTACAGCGAGAATTATTTTTTTCATCGAATCGTGTGTATTCATTGATATTTTTAAGAAATTAAAGATCTGAATATCTTGCTGCTCATGATTCCATCTCAGTCCATAAAACTCTTTATTAAAACATAGGTCCTTACCTTTGATTTGATGAAAGATATTATATGTTGGATCTACTGTCGGTCCGAGACCACAGATGTCTTTGAGAATACACTCAGTGTCAGTTCCATCCCACCCATTCGGTATTTTAATATAGAAATAAGGTGAGTATTTTTTGACATGACATACTAATCTATTATTTTTATCATCTATTCCGTATATTGTTATAAGAAATGATTTATTACCTTTATCATCCGATATATCATCACTTATTATATCGACTATCTGAAAAGAAACAAATTCGCTCATCTTTATTATTATATTATGTGATATTTCTTAAATAAATTAATCAAATTTAATAATCAAATTTATTTAATATATAAGATAAAGTAGTTATGAAGGAATTAACGACTCTTCTCTTGGGTATAATTTTTATATTTGTCTATATTAATTTCATAAGGAAAAGTATCTATTTGGATAAAATCGAATCGACAGTAGATGGTAAAAAATATTTCGTTCGGAATTTACCGGATAAAGTAGATGCAGCAGATAAGTTGGCTTCGATTGGTGCTTCATTGAGTAAATTAATTCTCTCATTGGATATCAATGATAAGAAGAAGGGTGAAGATATAAAGAGATTAAGAGATTCATTTAATCCTGAATATATCACGGAGAACATACCTGGGTCTATGTATGTTGCTTATTCGGTGAATAAAGGTGAAGAACTCTCAATTTGTATTAGAGAAAAGAAAACGGATAAATTTATTGATGATAATATCATTATCTTTGTAGCTATTCATGAATTGGCACATATTATGACATCTGAAACAGGTCATACCCCCCCTTTCTGGAATAATATGAAATATTTATTGGAAAAAGCCTCTTTAATAAATATTTATCAGGCTCAGGATTATAGTAAAGACCCTGTTACTTATTGTGGTATGGAGATTAATGCTACTCCTCTAGATATGTAATTATTAACGTTTCTTTCTGCTAATATTTCTTTGCCCGCTTCTTTTACTCACTCTTTGTTTACCCCCTCTTTGTTTACTCCCTCTTTGTTTACTCCCTCTTTTACCCCCTCCTTGTTTAACCGAGAATCTACCACCTTGCGGTTGCCTGAATGGACTCGATTGTGCCTGTCTAGCTGATATTCCACTAGGAGCAAGTTGTGATGATCGGTGTCTTTCAGCACGCTGAGAGTCGACACCTTTATAACCGTCGATTTTAGCGGTCATATCAGCAATTTGATCCTCCATAGCGGTAATATGATCCTCCATAGCGGTAATATGATCCTTCATAGCGGTAATATATTCGACCATCTGTTTTTGATTTTTAATATCGTATTTTTCAAATAAGATGTCGTGATAAAGAGGATTATCAAACGCCCTATATAATAGGGTTCCTCTTAAATTATCTTCTTTCTCAATACCGATGTCGCTTAATTCGGAATCTAAATCGATTAGATTTATCGTTACGTCACCTTTCATCAATCTGACACCGCTCACCATTCCTCTATCCCGTATACCCCATCTAGGTTGCTTAGCATCACATGCTTCGTGTAGTTTGTCGAGTAATACCGATACCGTATCAGTTTCGTTTACCTCCAAAGTAAGTATCGAACCACCAAATTCTACCAGAGCTATAAAGATTTGCATTTATATAATACATTAGATTTTATTATTATAATTTATATTCTTAATTATATATATATATGAGTGATCCTTATTTGGTATATGATAAATCAGATATTCAGGTAAATGTATTTCATGTGACTGAATTTACATCAGGTAAAACAAATAAAGAAAAGAATGAATTACTTCACAGGGAAGCGTATATATTTAGTCCATCTAACAAAGAAGTTAAGAAACCTGATTTACCAATTAGAGACTATCATGTAATTAAGGAACGTATATATTTATCTGATACAAGTGAAATAATTTTACAGAAGATAGCGAAGTATTGTTGTAATGATTTATCAGGTAAAGATATATATGCATGGATGGATCATAGTCCTGGATCTGAAAAAACGCTTCTAAGAACGAAACCCATCGGTCTCAATTATGATGATTTAGTAGAGGACAAAATAAAAAAAGGGATAGTCTTTCCTCATCCCTTTATGGAGAAAATTATAGATACTCGGTTTGTGAATTTAGATGGTTCTCAAAAACGTAATAGTAAAAATTCATCTGATCATTATAAAATTTTCGATAGTTTAGTATACGATAGTTTAGCAGTAGATGATATATATAATATTTATTATCTTACAATTGGTGATGCTATAGAGTATAGTAAATCTTTTTCAGAAGAGTCTCTGATTAAGAATGGATTCTTAAAGAAGTGGTTCCCTTATTTTGACGAAGTCATTTCTCAAAATATCGATAAAAAATTAGAAATAATTTCATATCAGAAGGGTATACAGCAGGGTTTTGATGAACTACCAAAAGATATTCGTCCTATCACTCTTATTTATCATAATAGACCTAAAAATCTTTTACTAGATATTTTTAAAATATTCAGAGAGTTTTCAGTGAACGATGACTTTCCTTATTTACGAATACAAAATGATAATTATATGGATTCATATGTTAAATTATACACAGATATAATTAATGTTAAATATGATAAAGATGATACAAAAACATTGACAGACGATATATTTAAAAAATGGAATCGTAATATTTATCTCCAAGATGGGTTTACAAGACCCAGAGGAATCGACAAGAAGAATTCATTACAATTTATAATTTACGATAAAAAGTCTACGAATTACATGACGCTTGTATTATCGGTTAACGGTACTCTGAAATTGTATTGTGAAAAATTAATGAGATTGGAGAAATTCACTAACAAGATAATGAAAGAATTTATTAGTAAAGCAAATAACCTTGTAAAGATACTGAATAACAAATTAATAGTCTCAATTCCTAAAATAATAAGAGATCCCTCACGGATAGATATATCATTAATTTATGATATTTCAGATTATCATATCAATACCTTATCGAAATTATTTCAATCTTTAAACACTGAATTTTTAATGATCTCAAATAATGATGATAAAATTCATCTTTTATATCACTGTGATGATTATGAGAATCCTAAATATATATCGGATTTCATTACTCTCTGTAAAAAGAAGAGTGTAGATGATGCTGTTATTATAAAATTACTTGAAAAAAAATACGGACTAACTCGACAAATGGCAAATGAATTTTATAATGACTGGTTAAGAATAAGTTTGAATGGTATGATGCCATTAAGCGAAGATTTACAAAATATATCGATAATTATAGAAAAGGTATTGGATCGTATTAAAGTATCTATACTTAATCTGTCTTCAACCGGTCAGTTCCACGAGTGTATTAATAGTATTAATTTTATCATGAGTGTTTACAAAGAAAAGAAAATAAATAAAAAGAAGGATTTTCCTCACGAAATAAGTAATTTATTCAAGATCAATCATAGTAAAAACATCGTTGCTATACCTATACCCTTACCTACTGATGAAATAGAAGAAGCAGACGAAGAAGCAGACGAAGAAGCAGAAGAAGAAGCAGGCGAAGAAGAATCAGACGGAGAAGCAGGGGAAGAGGGGGAAGATAAAGATAAAGATGATGAAGATGATGATGATGATGATGATGATGATGATGATGATGATGATGATGATGATGATGATGATGATGATGAATATGAACGAATGGATAGTTCTGATAGTAGTCAATCGGGTGGTGGAGATAAATCGACAGATAAATCGACAGATAAAAAAGAGTCTACGTATCCCAATTCTCGATATTATGTAAAACGCCTCGAACAGAAAGACCCTCGATTAATATCTTACGGGAGGAATAAGAGTAATGATGGTTTTGCTTATAAATGTCAGGCATCTCATGATAAGCAACCTATATCTTTGACTCCATCCGAATTAATAGAAATAGATTTTAAGACTGGATTTAAGAATAAAGGTATAAGTTATTCGAACCCTGTTCAGATAAAGGGTGGTGATCGCCCTCAAATTTATTATATATGTCCTAAGTTTTGGGATAGAAAACATCAGATCCCTCTTGATCCGCGACCGGACGGAGTCATTAAATTAAATAATGGTAAAACT